AACTGTGGTAACGATCTGACCAGTTTTGTCATCACGTTTAGCTGTCATTTCCCATCCTTGAAACTTTGAGTGGAACTCATCGCTTACTAGGCCTTTGGCCATGTCTAGGATGTCTGTGCGGATCTCGTAGCCGTTTTTGTTAAACTTTACTTCTGGTAGTTTTGGAGTTTCGAATGACATAATTAAGCTCCTTTCTTTGCGTAAACTACATCGCCGGTATTCTTAACAACTGCTTGAGCAATGCTTAGAGTAGTTTGATAAGAGCCTTTAGCAAACTTAGCTTGAGCGTCGGCCAACTTAATCATTTCGGCTTGTAATTTTTTGTCTGTTACGTAGGTTTCTACGAATTTAGTTTGAGCACCTTGTACAGTGTCAACGATTGAATCAAATGAAAACATATTAATCTCCTTGTGTGTATGTTTCTGTGTTGCTAACAACTACTTCTTTTTCGCTGTTAGCACTAGTATATATGCCTTTCAGCAAAAAAACAATTATTTTCTGAACTTTTTTATTCGTTCTTTAATAATTTTGACAACTGGTTCAGCTAGCACAACTTCATAATGGTTGTAATCCACTTCTATCAGTTCCATATCCTCATGATGCTTTTGACTAGAAACCGTAACTACTCCGTCGTTATGAGCCAACATAAACGGGCTTTGTCCTTTGACAGTAACAACATTAGTCCAAGGGTGCTGGATTTTAATGTTGTCTGCTTGTTTAAAAGCCCAACTGTTTGGACCTATGTCGCGCATTAATCTACTAAACGGTAAAAAGTATTTGGCATAATCTGCTACTTCGGCACCACCGTACGGTGTGCTTAATGTAACAGCACCTACTACTTGAGTAGGCATAGCGTTGGCAATATGTAGTGAATATATACCGCCCAAACTATGCGCCACGAAAGCTATGTCTTTAACACTTTTTAACTGTTCCATGATGTCTGACAGGTTATTTTCAAACCCGTTTCGACTGTCGTAGTTGATGTCTATGCCAGAACCCAGTTTGCTTCTAATGTAATTGAAGCTTTCACTGGTAGCACTAGCACCGTGTATATAAACTAAGGTCATCACTTACTCCCAAGGAGTAGGATCAGGTATGGCGCAAGGACCTTCTGCAGGCTCTGTGCCATAATCTGCTGGCGTAATGATTTCTAAATACTCCATATCTGGGCTATAGTCGTACAAGTAATGTACGATTCCCGGACGTTGTTGTACGCAGTCGCCTGCTTCAACTAGGTGGATCTTGTCTTCGTACATAAACTTAGCCCAACCTTTGAGCATATAAACGATCTGGAATTCAGCTACGTGAATGTGCCAGCCTGTGCCGCCCGAACCTTCTGGGGGTAAGTTAGCTTTGGTGATGTGTGCTAGGACACGCCCGTTAGTAGCGTCTGCTACTCCTAGATCTTTATATAGGAAAAAGTCGCGAAGCCCGCCACCTTTAAACTCTATCTCAGACCCTTTAACGTGTGAAAACTGTGTAGTCATCTAGAAGACCTCCTGTGTGTGTTTATTTATAGCGCCTTGCGGCGCAACAAAGTTACTTTGTCATGATTGCTTTGGCCTCGTCGATTCTTCCCTGACGTGCTAACCAAGAAGCATATCTTGCTTCGCCTACTGCTAATAAAAAATTGCCAACTGAATTTAAAAAGTTTTTCATACTAAGTTTTCCTTGTGAGAATTGTAGTTGAACTGCTGGATATAGCCTTCCAACTGTGCGGCATCGGTAATGCCTTTTGAGCTTAGATAATGATCCAAGCGAGTTTGATAAGAACTATTTGGAAACATTTCTGCCAAACGCTCTAAGATGGATAACATCTTTTTCGATATTATGTTCATAGTACTTTCCTCTGTAAGTGTGTGTAGTAACTCATGGTTTCTACTGAGTATTTAGTTGTATGGCCGAGGACTCCGTTGATTTTTCGTAATAAATGTGTTATCATACTTTTAGATTTGGATTAAATAACAAATAACCATTGAGAAATCATGAAACTAAAAACACGCTCGATATTACAAGAATTAAACGAAGTAGCGGCGGTACGCAATACTGATGCTATGTTTGAAAGTAGAGCCACTAACGTAATTAACAGTGCTATCAATTTGATTGAATCTCTACACAAACACTACAACCCAGAAGAAGCCGACGAACTCGAACGTAGATTACTCAACGCTATCAAAGGACAAGAACCTGCTAAATTTACCAGAGGCATACGAAAAATATCCGAAAGTCGCAAGCAGAAGAGAAAATTAGAAGAAAACGCCAATGACCAAGACAACACTTAACGAAGGCGGCAACGTATTCAAAGACGAAGCTGGTACAGTTCTAACCAAGCGAATTAATCGCGCTGATGTGATTCCTACAATCCAGTGGCTGGAAACGATCACGGGTTTAGAACTCACTGATCACATGTTAGGAACCACAGGTAAAAAAGATACCAGTGGCGACCTGGACATTGCTATCGACGCCAACGAAGTAGATAAAAACGAATTTGCTATCAAACTAGCAGAGTATATTAAAAAACAGGGCGGTGACCCTAAGCAGTGGATTAAAAAATCCGGTATTTCTGTGCATTTCAAAACTCCTATCAAAGGGGATGAAGCCAACGGATATGTACAGTCAGACTTTATGTTTGGTGAGCGTGAGTGGATGAAGTGGAGTATGGTAGGTGGCCGCGAAGGTTCAGAACTCAAAGGCGCACACCGCCATGTGATCATGGCATCTATTGCCAAGACTAAAAATATGAAGTGGAGTTTCCAGAACGGTTTAGTTAATAGAGAAACCAATGAAGTTATTACCCGTGACCCAAATGAAATTGCCAAGAAGCTATTAGGTCAAACAGCAACTCCTAAGGATCTACAAGATCCAGAAGCGATTATCGATTACATTATTAAGTTACCTAACTACGAAGAACTAGTAGCAGATGCTAGAGAAACATTAGGCCGTGAGGGAGTGCAATTACCAGTAGCAGGCAAGGTAGAAAGTTTTACTCCTGGTTCCAATGCTTGGTTCCGTAAAATGATTGAAGTGTCTAAATGAGAATCTACGAAATATTAACAGAAGCCAAAGTTGGCCGTGATCTGCAACACGCAGAAGATTTAGTCATTGTTGATGGCTCACAAGGTGCTATGGAAGCATTAGACGAGTTGTCTAAACTAGCCCAAGGCGTAGATGATGTAACAGTTAAATGGGACGGAAGTCCTGCTATCTATTTTGGTCGTAATGAGCGTGGTGAGTTTGTGCTAACAGACACTGCCGGCTTTGCCGCCAAAGGGTATGATGGCAAAGTTACCAGTTCAACTAATCTACAACAAATGTTGTTAAGTCGTGGCAAAGAAGTCACTCCTGAAAGAAAACAATTTGCTGCTGGAATGGCCGGACTATGGGACAAGTTTGAATCTATGATTGATTCTAGTTTCCGTGGATTTATCAAAGGCGATCTGCTTTACTATTCTAAACCTCCACAGGACAAAGATGGTGACTATGTCTTTACTCCCAACACTGTAACTTATAACATTCCTGCAGAATCAAACATTGGACGCAGAATCGCTAAGTCAGAAGCAGGAGTTGTTATCCACTCTTATACAGATTTACAAGGCACTACACAGCCAGTTAAGGGTGCTGTCAAAGGCATTAACCTAGAAGGTCCTGTAATGATACAAGGACCCGTGACTGTTAATCATTTGCCTAGCATTGATACAGCACAGATAGAAAAAGTTAAACAATACGTTTCTCAACACAGCGCCGACATTGATTCGTTACTTGACGATAACAAATTAGCTGCTGATAAAATGAGCGACTTTAAAAATGTGCTTTACACTTTTGTAAATCAAAGTGTTGATACAGGTAACCTATCTAATTTAAACACACGATTTGAACAATGGTTATCCAGCAGTAAGGTATCCGGACCTAAACAACAAAAGATACTGGCCTATAGACAGAGTCATGCTCGTGCGTTTGAAGCTGTGTTCAATACTCTTGAACAGGTTATGAAAATTAAAGATTCTATAATTGATCAGCTAGATCAAAACACAGATGTTAAAGCCAGCGTACAGGGCAAACGTGGTGGGGAAGGATATGTTATTGGTAAAAGCAAAGTCAAGCTAGTACCAAGACTACACTTTACTGCTGCAAATCGAGCCAAAACCCGCTGATCTCGCACGTTTTCTTCAAACCAATATAAATACTATGCCGATCCCGGAGCGGGATCATTGATTAAGGAGAAAATATCATGGCAGACGTATTATCAACAGTTGGCGTTAATGCTAACAAATTCGTAATTAACACATCCGACGCAGGTCGCGAGCAAATCGTTAAAATCTCAGCAAACGCTGGAATGACTAACAATGAACTTCTAGCAATTTATCGCAACCTAACAGTTGCCGGTGGTTCTGGTTCTGGTGACGACACAAACGGTCCAGACGCATTCACGATCGCAGCAGTCGGTACAGCAGACGGTTCAGCATTTGCTACTGGAACAACTCAAGTTGTTTTCATGCGTGTTCAAGGTACAGGTACCTTAAGCACATCAGCAGTTAAAGCAGCAGCAGAAGCAGCTGATGCTGGTACTTCAACTACGTTCACTGTAACAGTTGAAGCAGTATTTGCTCCAGCACTATAATTCCTAGGGATGGGAAGACTAAGCCCACTTCGGTGGGTTTTTTTAAATTAACATTTCAAGGAGATTAAAATGGCAGATTTATATTCAGTAACCCCACAAGGGATGACCAGTACATTAGGTGGCAATGCCCGTAGAACAAAACCAAGCTCAGAGTTTGGCACACCAAGAATAACAACAGTAATGATAGACACTGATGGAGTAACACTACCCGGCAGTTTAACTTACTGGTCAGATGACACAGACGCAGAAAACCTATTGATCACAGGTGATTACCAGTCAGCAAACAGCAACGTATTTCGTGCTGTACAGGCAATCCAGCAGTACTGCGAAGTTTATCAAGTAGGTGGTTCAGCAGACAGCAACTATCTTGCTGTGGCCTGTAGAGATTCAAGCATTCCCTACGATGATGGTACAACTTTCGTGAACGTGGGAAGTACTATTACCAAACTACAAACAGCAGTACGTGCGGCCCTAGGTGGCGCGGCTGTGTTAGTTGTAGTTGGTACATTCAGAGACGACGACCTAGACAGTTAATAGTTCTTGTTTCATAAAAAGAGCGGATTTTTTCCGCTCTTTTTTTGTCTCTATAAATAGTAGCACATTATGGCACGATACAGAATTATTACATTAGTTGATATCACAAGATCAAATCCGGATCGCAACGATCCGAACAGACTCAAACAGGGTCAGCAATCAAATTTTAACACATTAATACAAACAGTAACACTTAGGGCCAATATTATTTGGACCGTAGATCCTAAGATGGATAAGAGTGCGTTACCCCATAAATTAGGGGGTAAAGCCACACACTGGACCTGGGAGTTTGAAATTGAGCAAGAAGAAATATTCAAAAAAGACGATAATCCCTTGGGTTTGTTAATTGATGATATGCATGGTGTGCCCATAGTTAATCAACTGTTAAATTCAAAAGACATCGATCCTGCTGCTTTTCAAACACATGGTGAAAATCAGAACATTTGGATCGAAATAATCTAAAGTAAAAGATAAATATTTGTCACAAGGCAAACATTAGGCATTTCGGAACACTTAGGCACATGGCTCGGATCGAGCACTTGACTTAACATAAAAGGAAACAGCCATAATGGCCACAGTAGCAGAACGAATCAGTGTAGTGGAAGTACAGGTCGCTAACCTTGACGAAAAATTAGATGACATCAAAGTAGATGTGAAAGAAATGCACGACTGCTTAGATCGCACGGGCGAAACCATAGCTAAAACACTAGCAGACATGAGAGAAGAATCCAGCAATCAGCATAATCAATTAGCTGGAAAAATTGTTGAATTAGAAAAATCCAAACAGAAATTAATGATGTACGGTATGGTAGGAATGGCATTTATAGCAGGTCTTGGTTGGACCGGACAACTTAATATACAAACAATTACCAAGTTCTTCGGTGTATAAAATACACACACTTAAATAAAGGACCACGTGGTCCTTTTTTAATGGCAAACTTACAAAAACGTCTCGATCAAGTAATATCTAATGTTCAGCGAAAGCTGATCCAGAATAACGAAGTAATTCCGGTAAAGATTCCCGGCGGCGTACAAGTTGGCAATGTTAAAATTATCAATAATGGATCACACAAAGATCTTTATAAGAATGACGAGTTAATGTTTGCTGGTATATATCTAAACAAGGTAGCAGTTAAAATAGCTAATTTTTTAGCCATTAATTATATAAAGTATCATACACAAATTGACAAGCTGTATCAAGCAGATCAGCAGTTTGGAGCAGCGTTAGAAGACTACCAAATTTTTAGAGCTAAGTATCAATGTGCTAGAGACCCAGACCGTGCGCAGATACTGTTAGCTAGGCTGTGTTACAGCAAAGATCGAGCCAACTATTATAAAAATCAAGCACTACGTTTGGCACAATAAGTAATAAATATATGATAATCCTGGATACTGATTCATGAAAACACAAGACATTTTTAAAACAAAAACATCGCAAAAGCTCAACGAAACGTTGGAAAAGACTTTTGGTAAAAAGCTAAAATTAGAAACTTTTAGCATAGAGCAACTGCATGATGTTCGTAACAAACTGAGAACTCAGATTCATCAGTTCAAACAAGGTTCGAATTTCAATGAAACTGTGGAAAACGAAACATATACTAAAGCACAGTGGATGTTAGACACAGTCAATGCTGCAATTGCTGAGCGAGGAGAATTTGAATTCGAACCGCAGCAAGAAGCAGTTCAAGAAGGTAGCGGTTCATTAGAAGAAAAAGTCGCAGAAATTATTAAAAAGTTTGACGAAGATATGATGGAAATCGGCGGCTACGGTGACCCAGATCAAGACAAGATTGTTGAACTGCTAAAACAAGGCGACTGGGACGGTGCCACAGAAGTAGTATGGTATTCCTACGCTGATCAAGATGGCGGCGAACTTCGTGATATGGACAACTACATCGAAGATATAGAAGATCAATTCAAAGACCTCGCCCAAGGCGGTGATGAAGATGAAGGTGGCGAAACTGATGACGGTTACGCCCTAGCATCAGCAGGTCATGGCAGCGATGAAGATTATGGCGACTTTGGCCGCGATGAATCTTTCGATGCAGAAACAAACGAAGCTTATATCAATAGCGCCAAAGATGCTATTAATATACTAGCAGATCTTAGAAAACAATCTAAAATGGCAGAACGAGGCCAAGGCGAACCAGTCCGTCCTAATCAACTAGTAAATGATCTATGGGATGTGATCACATGGATCGAAGCCAATATGGAAGAATCAATTGCAACAGAAAGCACACAAGGAGAAAATATGCGTAAAGTAACAGAAGGTGAGATCCAACAAGCACAGTCGATCGTAACCGCAAAAACAATGGTAGATAGAGTGGGTCGCTGGATTGAAGAACTTTCTGGCATGGAAAACGACACACTATTAACACTAGGTGATCAAATCCGTGACGAGATGGGACAAGAGCAGGCCAAGGCATTCTTAAGTGCTACTGCTCCTGCTATCCAACAAGCTCTTGAGAATTTAAAGATCACACGTGAAACTTTAGCCACAGGTGTTCGCACACTAACAGGTGAGCAACAACCAGCTGAAATTATTGGTGCTGATCCAACAGCAGCTCCAGCTGATGACGTAGCAGGTCCTGCCGAGCCAGATGCTATGAATGCTGAGCCAGACTTAGATGTAGAAGGCGGTGACTTAGGTGATGAGTTTGGTGCGTCAGAACCAGCAGCAGGTGGTGCTGAAGAAACTGGTCGTGCTAAAAGAGAAAGCATTAACTATTCAAACAAACTATTAAAGGTTCTAGCAGGATGAGATCCGAATCTTTTCTAACTGAATCCTCAGAAACTCGATATGCAATTCTCGCAGAGAGAAAGTATATCCAATCTGAAATTCAAAAATTAGAAGAAGAACTTGCTCAGTTAGATGAAATTCTGCCAGCCCTGGCAGCAGTAGGTGGTGCGCTGGCTAGAGGCGCCGTTGCCGGAGTTGGTGCGCTTGGAAGAGGTGCCGCAGCATTGGGTCGTGGCGCAATGCAGGCCGGCCGAGCAGTTGGCGGCGCTGTTGCTAGGGGTGCTAATGCCGCTGGTAGAGCAGTAAGCCGAGGTGCTAATGCTGCTGGCAGAGCAGTAAGCCAAGGAGCTCAAACATTGTCTCGAGGAGTCGGGAAAATGGCAGGGCAAGCTTCAACAGGATTTCAACAAGGTCAGATGGCTGCTATGGCAGCAGGTGGCGGTGGTAGTGGCTATGGTGGTGGCAAAGGCGGCACTGGCACAGGACAACTGGCTTTAAACAAATTTGGAACCAAACTTGTAACAAAGCAGACAGGGGTTACAGGACAACAAGCACAAAATTTTGGCGGCCAGGATGAACTGACTCCACAGCAAGTTCAACAGGTTAAACAACAAGTTCAAGCTCGTAAAAAAGAAGTACAAGATCAAATCAAAGCTCTTCAACAAGAACTTCAACAATTAGGTGCAGTATGAGATTTTTTGAATTCCACGGTGAGGACAAGTTAGTTCTTGTACTTAAAAACATCATAGGTCGTAGCAGTAGTAAAGGCCAACCTGCTCGAATGAATTGGGAAGCTATCAATTCAATTTTACAGAGAATGGGACAAGAGCAGCTAGACTATGATGCTTTTAAAAATATCTACGATCGAAGTGCCATTTTACAAAATCTAGTACATGACTTTAATGCCGATGGTATCTCATTAAATGTACCAGGTTCAAAAGACCAAAATATGGGTCAAGAAACCAATCCAGAAGATTCCGAAGAAAAGGTTGCTCAAATCGCAGCAGCCAATGCCGAAAAACAAATGAAAGCTCAGGCTTGACATTAAACAAATAGTACTGTAATATATACAGTATGACTAATTTACAATTACAAGCACCGCCCTTTGTTGAAAAGTTTCAATACAAAAACTGTCAGCAAATCAACGACCCAGTAACTAGAAAGCGGGTCTATCTAACTCCAGACGGAGAAAGCCTTCCATCAGTAACAACCATTCTGTCAGCTACCAAAGACATGACAGCACTTAACGAATGGAAGAAACGGGTAGGCGAACAAAAAGCCAAAGAGATTACCACAGAAGCTGCTGGTGTAGGCACAGCCATGCACAGCAACTTAGAACGCTTTATTGCTGGACTTCAAAGACAACCAGGAAATGCGCCTGTACATGTACAGGCTAATAAAATGGCTGATGTGATCATTGACAACGGTTTAAAACATGTCAATGAAGTATGGGCTATGGAACAGAGTCTTTACTTTCCTGGACTATATTCGGGCACCACAGACCTTGTGGCTGTGTTTAAAGATAATCCTTCTGTTTGTGACTACAAGCAGACCAACAAGCCCAAGAAAGAAGAATGGGTAGAAGATTATAAAATTCAATTAGTGGCTTATATATTAGCACATAATGAAGTTTATAAAACAGACATCCGTGAAGGGCATGTGTTTATGTGTTCAAGAGCATTTGAATATCAGCAATTTGATCTTTGGCCCACGGATTTTAACAAGTATCAGGATATGTGGCTCAATAAGGTAGAAGAGTACTACAACGCTAATAGATAAATACCCTATAACAGGGAAATCTATCTATGGCAGTCGTACAGATATCGAAAATACAAGTCCGCAGAGGACGTAAAAACTCAGAATCCGGAGTACCACAGTTATCCAGCGGCGAAATGGCATGGACTGTGGATTCCCAAGAATTATTCATTGGTAACGGTTCTGTGGCAGAAGGTGCTCCTTACGTAGGCAACTCTAAGGTACTAACAGAGCATGACAACTTACTAGAGCTTATTGAAAGCTACAGATACGCTCGTCCAGATGCTAGTATCACTACCAGCGTTTTTAGAACACTACAAAACAAACTTGACGACTACGTTAACGTCAAGGACTTTGGTGCGGTTGGTGACGGTGTTATCGATGATACCGCAGCCTTCCAAGCAGCCTTCGATGCGCTGTATAGAAACGACAACGTAGAGTATAGAAAAAGATTATACCTACCTACAGGTCATTATAGAATAACAGGAATTTTAAGAATTCCATCATTTACGCTGATCGACGGTGAAAGTCAAAACGGATGTATTCTTAGTTGTGCCGCAGCAACTATTGAAACAGTTAGTACCGAAGGCACTTTAAAAGAATTGTTTGAATCTGCTGACAGATCTCAAAATATCGTTGTTACTAACACCACGTTTAGATTTACCACAGGACACTTTGACCTTACAGGTTTAAAAGACAGTGTGTTTAGAAACTGTACATTCCAAGGACCGTATCAATCGTTGGCACAGGTAGCAGCAGCACCGGCAGAAGATCCATTAGTCTTTATGTCAAATGGTATTAAAGTTGGTATCAGAGTAGATAACATCTTGTTCGATAGCTGCAAGTTTGATGGCGCATACGCAGGTGTTGGTTTTGCACAAACAAGTAACTTTGAATCTAACATCAAGTTTCAAGACTGTGAGTTTATTAGATTAAACAAAGCCATAGATATCACAGCTGGCCAGGCTAACCAAAAAGTCAATTGGTATGTGTATGACACAGTGTTTGAAGAAATTGCTTCAACAGCATTTAAATCTGAACACGGTGTTGGTACTAAAATTATTAGAAGTAGATTCATTAACTGCGGTAATGACACTAACCAAGCAGATAATCCAGAAACAGCTATAATTGTTTTTAATGATCAAGGAAACAACATTGTTGATCTTTGTACATTTAATAGACATCAGGCAGCTTATAACACTGTGTCTATTGGTGATCAAAGATTAGCACATCCAGAAGTACTTAATTCTGCTAGAACAAATCTTCCAGATCAAATTAACAAAGAGCTGTTCCAGTCATCTACATTTACACCATTGGCAATGTTTTCAACATTGAACAAGAAAACAGCAATTGATTATATTATTAATTTTGATTCGGGTAGTGCTAGGTCAGGAACAATTACAATCACTGTTGGCGACACATTGATGAATCCAATTATTACAGATTCATATTCTAGCACATGCGGAGATACTCAAGCTGAGCTAGTAGAGTTTAGTGTATCACTTGTTGATAGAAGCGATTCTACAACAGGATCTGAAACAATGATAGTGAATTATAAAAATCCAGGTGCTGGATCTGCTCCAGATAAAATGTTCTACTTTGTAAGCTACGGTGTTTGATTTAAACGAAACTAATAAATTACAACAGTGGAAGAATTTTAGAAATAGCCTAGAGGTTTCTTCCACTGCCTTTGAAGATGTTGCTCAATTTTGGAGCCGAGCTCCATTTGTTAGCAACTACCTTGATCCTTTTGATTCAAAATCTTGGCCAGATCCTTGGCAATTAATCATTAATAATAAGTTCGATGACCTAGGAATTGTTCTAGGTATGTGTTATACTTTGCAATTAACTGAGCGGTTTAAGGGTAATAAATTTGAGATACATATGTCTATGTCCCAATTAAAAAAGGATTGGAGATATATGTTGTTGATAGATGATAATACAGTTTTAAATTGGAACTATGGTTCCGTGACCAACTTTAATGAGATTGATGCTAATCTAACAAAAATTTGGTCTCAGTGATTTGAGTAATAAATACTCTCACCAGATAAGAAAAGTATAGAGGCTTAGATGACAAATATAACAGTAATAAAAAGAAACGGACAGAGAGAGCCACTAACACTTGAGAAGTGGCAGACACAGATAGCAAAGGTATGTAAAGGAATAGCTGACGTCAGTCAGTCAATGATAGAGATCAAAGCACAGCCTCATTTTTATGACGGCATTACAACAAAAGAAGTAGATGAGATTACATTAAGAGCGATTGTTGATCTTATTGACATTGAATCAAATCCAGATCTAGGTCACACCAATTATCAACATGTCGCTGGCAAGCAACGTCTTAGCATGTTGCGAAAGGATGTATATGGAGAATACACGCCTCCTCGCCTCTACAATATTGTAAAGAAAAATATTGATGTTGGCCTATATACTCCTGAACTACTTAATTGGTATAGCGAAGACGATTGGGACAAGATGGATGACATGCTTGAGCATGATAAAGATGAACAATACAGCTATGCTGCGATTGAACAACTAATTGAAAAATATCTAGTACGCAATCGTTCAACAAAGGAAATTTATGAAACTCCACAGGTTAGATACATGGTGGCGGCAGCTACAGTTTTTCACAAAGAAGAACCTAACTCAGCTAGAATGCGTTATATCAAAGAATATTATCAAGCCGCCAGTGATGGTTTGTTTACTCTTGCTACACCTGTGCTTGCAGGGCTCGGCACTCCTACTAAACAGTTTAGTAGTTGTGTGCTTATCAGGAGTGACGACGATCTTGATAGTATATTCGCTAGTGGTGAGATGATGGCCAAGTATGCCAGCAAACGTGCTGGCATTGGTTTAGAGATTGGAAGACTACGTCCATTAGGCTCTCCCATCAGAGGTGGCGAAATCATGCACACAGGCATGATACCATTCTTAAAGAAATGGTTCGGAGACTTACGCAGTTGTAGTCAAGGTGGTATCCGTAATGCTAGTGCTACAGTCTTTTATCCAATTTGGCATCATCAGTTCGATGACCTTATCGTACTTAAGAACAACCAAGGAACAGAAGAAACCCGAGTCCGTCATATGGATTATGGGGTTGTGCTTAGTGCTTTCTTCTGGAGACGTTTTAAGAACAAAGAAAACATAACGTTTTTTGATCCTAACGAAGTTCCGGACTTGTACGAAGCATTTTATTCTAACACAGCACTATTTGAAGAGCTGTATGTTAAGTATGAGAAACAAAAAGGCTTACGTAAAAAGACAATGTCAGCTGAAGAAGTATTCAAGTCAGGCATATTAAAAGAACGTACAGACACAGGTCGCATCTATCTTGTGTTTATTGACAACGTAATGAAGCAAGGTCCGTTTGATCCTGAGTACCATACGATTTATCAAAGTAACTTGTGCTGTGAAATCCTATTGCCCACAAAATCTTTCAAACGTCTCGATGACGCTGAAGGCCGCATAGCGTTATGTACATTAGGATCTATCAACTGGGGTGCGTTCCGTAACCCAGAAGACATGCGCCGTGCCTGTCGTATATTACAGCGCAGCCTATGCAACATACTTGATTACCAAGATTTCTTATCTATTCAAAGTAAGTTAAGCAACGACGAAATTAGTCCGCTAGGTATTGGTGTAACTAATCTAGCTTACTGGCATGCCAAACGCAGTATGTTTTACGGAGAGAAGGATTCTCTACAAGAAGTTAAAAGCTGGATGGAACATCAGGCTTATTATCTAACAGAAGCCACGGTTGAACTAGCTAAAGAACGCGGTGCCTGCCTTGATAGCAGTAAAACACGATACGGTCAAGGTATATTTCCTTGGGAACTAAGAGCCTCTGGTGTTAATGATTTAGCAGATTTTACTCCCGAGTTAGATTGGGAACCTTTACGTAAGGAAATGAAACAATATGGTGTACGAAATTCTACACTTATGGCTATTGCTCCAGTTGAGTCTAGTAGTGTTGTTATTAATAGCACTAATGGAATAGAAATGCCAATGAGCCTTATCTCTACTAAAGAGTCCAAGGCAGGATCATTTACTCAGGTTGTTCCAGAATATCAAAAACTTAAAAACAAATATCAATTGATGTGGGATCAAAAAGACTGTGACGGTTATTTAAAAACTGCCGCAGTATTACAGGCATATGTTGATCAAAGTATTTCAACAAATACATTTTACAATCCTGCACACTTTCCGGATCGTAAAGTTCCAACTACAGTAATTGCTAAAAATTTAATGAACTTCTTATATTGGGGCGGCAAGACATTCTATTACAGCCTAATTAATAAAGCGGGATCAAAAGCAGTAGCAGAAGAAGCTCCTGCTATGGGATTAGCACCTATTGATTTTGACGATGAAGCTGACTGTGAGAGCTGTAAGTTATGACCTATAGTTTTATTAGAAACGTTCTGTTAGAAGGCAAGCCTGATAAGTTAGAGATCGCAGCGTTGCCTTATGATGCTAATGAACTCGAGCCGGCTATTTCAGAAGAGACAATTAACTATCATTACGGTAAGTTGGCAAAGACCTATGCTGAACGATACAATGCCAATGAGGGTGACCCAACGTTTAATGAAGCTGGTGTGTTTTTACATAATATTCTGTTTCAACAGTATCAAGCACCTAGGGGTTCTAATAAACCCACAGGTGGCATCTTAGAATTTATTGAAGAACACTACAAGTCTTTTGATAAGTTCAAAGAAGAGTTTGCTAAAACAGCAATGGCTATACAGGGTAGTGGATGGGCATACCTAGCCAAAGACGGCAAAATTAAAACTATCAAGAATCACGAAGTTAAGAAAGATATTGTGCTGTTGATTGATTGGTGGGAACATGCATGGGCACTAGACTATCAAGCAGACAAGAAAAAGTATTTAGAAAATCAATGGAAAATTATTAATTGGGAGCATGTAAATGGACGCATATGATTTACACCAAGAAATATTCAAAGCATGGCAACAGTTAGCACACAGGTCCGATGCTACAACTGTTAAAAAAAATTGGAATGAAGTTCCTGTCTTCGTTGATGGCAAACAAGTAAAACGTGTAGTAATAATAGACGGACAACTAATATTGGAAACAAAATGAGCAAACAACAATATAATTTAAACACAAAGACAGACTATCTTAATCGAAAGATGTTCCTTGATCCTGAGGGACCGGTTACTATCCAACGATTTGAAGAAGTTAAGTATAAAAAGATTGCAGACTTTGACACAACCGCACGTGGCTTCTTTTGGCAACCAGAAGAAGTTAGTTTAACCAAAGACAGCAACGACTTTAAAGAGGCCAGCAATGCAGTCAAGCATATCTTTACCAGTAACCTACTTCGCCAAACTGCTTTGGATAGCCTGCAGGGTCGAGGACCAACACAGGTATTCACGCCCGTGTGTTCATTACCCGAAGTAGAAGCATTGATGTACAATTGGGGCTTCTTTGAAACAAACATTCATAGCAAGAGCTACAGTCACATCATCCGCAATATCTATAACGTTCCTAAGGATGTGTTCAACACAATCCATGACACTAAAGAAATTGTAGATATGGCATCGAGTATTGGTTTGTACTATGATAAACTGCACGTTATTAACTGTCGTAAAGAGATTGGTGAAAAGATTGATGAACAAGAACATGTTAAAGCGATTTATCTAGCACTGCATGCCAGTTACGGCTTGGAAGCATTCCGCTTTATGGTATCATTTGCTACGTCACTTGCCATGGTTGAGAACAAGATCTTTATTGGCAACGGTAACATTATCAGTTTGATTCTACAAGACGAGTTGTTACATAAGGCCTGGACTGCTTACTTGATTAATCAAGTAGTTAAAGAAGATCCAAGATTTGCTCGTGCTGCTCAAGAGTGCCAAGCTGACGTTATTCAAATTTACAAAGATGTTATTGCAGAAGAAAAGGCATGGGCTGACTATTTGTTTAAACTAGGTCCAGTGATTGGTCTAAATGCCAACATCCTAAAGGACTTTGTTGATTACACAGCAGTTGGCGCATTGAAGGATATTGGCATCAAATATTGGAACCCGCACCCAAAGAGCACACCAATCCCGTGGTTTAACAAGCACAGTGATACCAGCAAAAAGCAAACTGCTTTACAAGAATCAGAATCTACCAATTATGTTATTGGAGTCATGAGTGAAGGTATTGACTATGATGCCTTACCTTCGCTATAATATAACAAAGGAAAAATAAATGAAAGCAACAGTATGGAGCAAACATCATTGTCCCTACTGCGATCAAGCAAAAGCATTACTAAAACAAAAAGGTATTGAGTTTGAAGAGCGCAAGGTAGGTGATGGATTTACCAAAGAAGATTTATTAGAAGCTGTACCAGGAGCGAGAACTGTACCACAGATTTTTTTGGATGAAAAATTAATCGGTGGCTTTACAGAATTAAAAGCACATCTCGCTAATGCAAATAATTGATCAAAACTCGGATTTTACAAAATACGACTTTAGTGGTGTTATTAAAGAATCCGATTGTGTTGAAGCCAAACGAATAATTAAACAGGTCATCGACTCTGGAAATTATTTTGAAAACAGTCCCAAGTTTCAAACTAAAGAAAACATTTTTAACCGTCCAGAAGATGTTTGGTTAAAGTTTAGAATGAGCTTTATGTTTGCTGCCTTTATGTATTTGGGCAGAGAAGTAAAAATTACCAATTTACAAAGTTGGAGTTTTATGACTTCGCTCAATCATCCAGAAAATCGAGATGACCTTTGGCACAATCATCAATTCCAGGGAGCAAAAACAGTTTCTGGGATATTTTATTTGCACATACCCGAAGATGTAGATAACTATGATACATGCGGGACAGAATTTGCTCCGCAAGGCGTTGAACATCCTGATCGAGTATTTGTTAGACCATCTCAGTACAGTTGGTTAATCTACCCAGGAAAACTGTGGCATCGTCCGGGCATAGTTCAAAGTTATCAAGACAGATATGTACTAGCGGCAGACATGGAATTTTAAGGAAAAATATGTTAATTGACAAAGGTGTAACAGCAGGCGAAGTAGTAACTATCAAGCTAACCAGCGGAGAAGAACTGGTAGCCAAATTAGATGAGGAAACAGCAACTCATTACAAATTATCTAAACCGCTGGTGTTAAGTGCTGGCCCCCAGGGAATTGGAATGGTTCCGTACCTTTTTACTGTGAGTCAGGATAAAATTGTTCCCCTAAATAAAGCTACGGTGACAGTGTGTGTGCCCACGATGAAAGATGCCGCGGATCAATACATCCAAAGCACTACCGGCATTAAACTGGCTTAAATACTAGAAACAGGAGACAGCTATGGGAGTACAACTATCCAACGTATTGACCGGTAATACCGGTGGTACAATTATCACGGTTGATTATAGTAGTGATTTTGTAACGTTGAATCAAAATTTAGCTAATATCATTACAGGTCTAGCCGATATAAAAGCAGAATTAGTTTTTATAGATGCCAATATAACTACTTTAAATAGTAATCTCAATTCTTCAATTGGTGCTACTGGCGCGAACATACCCGGAACTGTATCCAACTCTTCTGTGCTTGCGAAAGATGTTTTAACTGTTGTAGCCGAAGCATTATTAAGTATTCAAGAAAATCAAAATGAGCTAACGCAGTCGCTGGGCCAGATGACGTTTGCAGTCTCTGGTATATCAAGTGCGACACAGGAATCTATAGCTGTTCAACAACTGGCATTAGCCGATCAGCTTTCTACTAACGAATTCCAAAAAACAGCCACTAAAGAAGCATTAGCCAGAAATGGCATTGACCCACCGGCGCCGAGACCAATTGGCACCATAATACAAGAAAAAGTTCAAGAAGCTACAACTATTAATGCTACTTCCTCAGCCGTTGCTTTTGTTAGTGACAAAGTTAATTCGGGAGTTAGCTATGCTAGTACTACAGCAGTCAGTTACGTGGGAGAGTCAGCAGTCGGTACATGGTTCGCAGCTCGTTGGGCTGATGTTAAGAAAGTATTTGCTGATCCTGAAAAGGCTGTGGAAAAAACATATAAACAAAACGTTAGCGCACAAATGGCTCAAATTAGAACCGGAGTCAAAGGCGCTCTTCCGCCATCACAATAAGGATAAATTATGCCAGGAAAACCTCCATCAAGAATATCTCAAGATCAAGGCGATTTAGTCTTTGTATCTACAGGAAGATCAAATCCAAATACAGTTTTGATCAACGGTACAGAAGTGGCCACAGAAGGATCAGTTACAGCCACTGGGGCAACAGTTGTTACATCGAGCACCTCTGTGTTTATTGATGGTAAAGGCATTGCTCGCGAAAGTGATTTATTAAACAATGGTGTTGCTGTTCGTACCGGTGCGCAGACTGTTTGTGTAGGCGGCTAATGAAAAAACTATTTTGGAATATACTTGGCTTCTTTAGTCTAGGCCTTGCTTATATCGGAGTCATTACTCCTGGTATGCCTTACAGCATATTTGTAGTGTTTGCCGCATACTGTTTTAGCAAAGGCAGCGAGCGTATGCATCGTTGGATCTACAATCACAAACTGTTCGGCCCATTCTTGACCAACTGGGGAACTAAGCGTGTATTCCCAACAAAGATGAAATACTTTATGCTGGCCATGATGAGCAGTAGTTTGCTTATTATGTTTTTCACAGGAGTAAAACCAATTGGAATTATCAGTACTGCTTGCTTTATGGCCATTGTTGCCATTTGGGCTTGGCGTTTTCCTGGGAGTGTTGAAGAACACCAACGAAGAATTGATAGCGGAGAAAGGGTAGGATGGCTAAAATAAAATTAGATGAATTAATTGATATTGCTTTTGCCCACGAAGAAGGCGACCCATTTGACTGGGGAGTTTTTACTAACGGCAAAGATGAAGCAATGCGTATGATTGGTTCAAGTATTCTCGAACAGTTCGACAAAGAAGAAATGACCGATGCTGATCGATTGATTCTATTATCAACGATCACTAAACTTTTAACAGAAAACATGATCCTACATACTAAAATGTTAGCAGTAAGGAACAGGGATGAAGTGTGAGCAAGGCGACATTGCCAAGATCATAATGAGCATACGTCCTAGTAATATTGGCAAGCAAGTGCTAGTTGAAGATTACATAGGACACTTTAAGCAAGGAGAAGCTTTTGATTTTAGAGGTTTTTCCTGTAAAGCAATAATCACCGACCATTATTGGTGGGTGGCATCAGAGTACGGTCTCACCAATATGATTGGTGAAACTCCAAAAGTGTATATTCCGGATACATGGTTAGAACCAATTCGTCCAGAAAATACTGTACAAAAAGAGAAAGAAAACATTGACATCTTTGCCTAAAGATGTTTAAATAACATATATGAACAGTTTGTTGGTTAGAGTAGTTGAGACAGTTAGTAACCTTTGTGTTAGTACCGTTAGATGAAATTAGCAGATCAGTAATATTAACACAAAGGAAAATAAAAATGGCAACAGGTAAAGTAAAATGGTTTAATGACACTAAGGGTTTCGGTTTCATTACTCCTGATGGCGGTGGTGAGGATTTGTTTGCTCACTATTCACAGATACAAGCAGGCGGATTCAAGTCTTTGAAAGAAGGTCAAGATGTACGCTTCGATGTAACTCAAGGACAGAAAGGCAAGCAGGCTAGTAACATTCAGCCAGCTTAAAGAATTGTTGTAGAAGTCTTAAAGTAAGGCATTCTGGACGCGGGTTCGACTCCCGCCAGGTCCACCATAAGGAAGTTTAATGAAGATTGATATCACAGCGGAACATGAAGGCGTAACAAAAACAATTTGTACCTACGAATTTGAACCAATCGTTGGACAAAGTGAAGATGTTACTACCCAAGTGCTTGATGCGATTAACTCTAACATAAGTTTTTTTATGATGGGCCTGCCATGGTTTCGACAGGGTGAGATAGGATAAAGATCAACACGTGGGGTCACGTAAAATACAAAAAACGTAAATGCAAACGCAAATACAAACGAGGCATACGCTCTAGCAGCTTAACCTCCGAGGCAACTATGCCTTGTCATCCAAACTAGTTGAAAAAGGCTACTTCGGTAGCTTTTTTCTTTAATACCTTTTAATGATTTTCGCTATGTTTTTCTTGGGTGATCTGTGGTATAATGTTTATAAGTACTAGTGCAATACAACAAGTACTTAAATTTGTTAACAAGGAGAACTACTATGTGGACAACACCTCAAGCAACAGAAATGCGCTATGGTTTCGAAATCACAATGTACGTGATGAATCGATAAGTGAAATGACACGTCTTTTGGAAACAGGAGACTGCTATTAAGACTTAGCCCACTTCGGTGGGCTTTTTCTTGACTTTTCCTGCATAGATGCTATACTAACATATCAGTATTAGATATGGAGATATATTTTGAGTATGCATTTGGAAGGTCCGTGGTTATCTACCACAGGCAAGAAAAAAGGTAAAAAGAAATTTGCGTCAGCCGAACATGCACGTAAAGCACGTGAGCAGGCCGAAGCATGGCAAGAGCTTCTTAAGCGACACGCTGTCACCCCGTCAAGGAAATCAACCAAAACAATTGTATTACCAACAGAAACTCCTGCTTATCGCAGAGAGACTCCGTATATCGCTAGTCTTCCGTTTACTGCTGGTCCTTGTTTGAAATCCCCGGATAAAGTCTATACTGGTACAATGATCAAAGGTATTGGCACTATGCATAAATCAAATGCGGTTCCAATTTTTAGCAATCAAGAAGCGGAAGATATTGCCAAAATGAGGCGATAATTGCCTCTTTTAGCCCTATAATCCAAAATGAGAACTATATATTATACGTTTCGCAAAGAAACTAAGATAGTTGGCAAGATAGAGATACCATCAAAATCATGCCCGCGGGTCTTGGCCAATGAGAAACCCGTATTTTCGGGAAGCCAAGGGTCGCCAAAGGCACACAAAGTTATGAGCTTGTGCGTCCAATGGAGACAACTACACGAAAGTAGGGTTCTTTCAGAGCCTCGTGAAGTTAACTCCCTTTATGTAATGTGATATGAAGTATGTATCACACCAAGTCAAAGGAGGACTTATGGAAAAGTCATTAAAAACAGTAGCCTGTATCATGGGCTTTATAGCAGTAGCCATGTTGGTTCAAACTATTACAGTACAAAAATTTGCTGTACTTAAAGAAAAAAATGGTTACTATTCACAAGATGTTGTTTCAATCAAGACACGTGAAAAACAATTAGATTGCATGGCGATGAACATTTATCGAGAAGCTGGTCATGAACCGTTCGAAGGTAAAGTTGCTGTGGCACAGGTTGTTATGAACAGAGTTAAATCTGGTAAATTTGGTAATGATGTCTGCGGAGTCATTTATCAAAAGAATGTAGTTATGGATAAAGTTGTGTGCCAGTTCTCATGGTACTGCGACTCAGCTACTAAAACAAGACCAATTAATAGCGCAGCCTATACTGAAAGCTATGAAGTGGCTAAAAAAGTTCTTTTGGAAGGCTTTCAACTAAGCGTTCTCAAAGATGCGTTGTACTATCATGCCAATTACGTAAATCCAAAATGGCCGTTAGAAAAAATCGGTGTAATTGGAAATCACATTTTTTACAAACCAAAAGAGAAAGGATCGTCATATGCAAAGCTTTGATTTAACAAAATTCAAAGATTTTATTCAAAACAAATTCAGCCACGTTTCAGCAGAAACTGTTGGTTGGCTAGCTGTAATTGTTTTACACGCCAGCACTGTGCCCAGTATGTTAGCCGTGATGAGCGGTTTAACAGATCGATTACCTGCTGTAGATTTGGTTTTGTTAGTTTGGGCAGGATTATCGTTACTGTTTGTCAAAGCGGCTGTTCAACGGGACATGCTTAATTTGGTAACTATTGGTATTGGATTTATTATTCAAGCAGTAATGATGGCATTGATCTTTTTCAAATAAATTGGATAGCACCACTCTTGACTTTTTGTCTAGTGGTGCTATACTATTAATGTCGTAACACACACACAGAAGGATTTAACAATGAAGACAGTTGCAGTAATTTTGATTAGTTTTGTTCTAACCGCTTGCGGAACCGTTGGAGGTGCTGTTAGTGGAGCAGGACAAGATTTAGGTAAAGCAGGTGATTGGATTCGAACCCGTTAATTACACAGAGAGGCAATTATGAAAAAGGCACTAATACTACTACCGATGGTCGCTGCTTTGGCAGCATGTAGCACCACTGATGTTTATCAGAAACGAGCAGACGAAGCTCGCGAACGTCAAGAAAAATATGTTGAACGTTCAATCGACAAGGCTCCTAAATGGATGACCGAACTTCCAAAATCAACCAGTGCTGTCTATGCTAATGGTACAGGCGTAAGCGGTGATTGGAATGCCGCTATCAGTTATGCTAAAAATAATGCTTATCGTAGCATTTGTATGGCAGCTGGTGGCGAAGTAGATAGTCGAACAAAAACTTATACACAAGATACTTCGACAGTTACATCTACAACTAACGAAACAGCGACAATGAGTAAATGTCGAAATGTTGATATCACTGGCGTCGAAGTACAAGAACGTAAAATTGTACAAGAAGGCGGCCGATATCGTGTCTATATGTTAGTTGCTCTGCCAGTTGGTGAAGCAAACGCAATTCAGACACGTAAAGATCGACTTACTGCTGAGAAGAACGCTGCCGCTAATAGCGAACGCATGTTCCGTGAGATGGACCAAGATAGAAAAAATTAAAAAATGAAAACTATCTTAGCAGTATTGTTAATGCTGCCAGCGGTAGCATTTGCTGATACTCCTTCACTATGCGAAGAACAAACACGCACAGAACACTTTAGAAATAAAAATGGTGTTGAGTCTGTAAGAACAATTACAGAAACTGTGTGTGTTGATAATTCTCGTCAGTTAAAAAGAGCAGGCTTGCTGAACGGAGTCTGCGGTGTGCCTGGTCGAACAGATCCAACGTTAGATCAGCGTGTGGTCAGTTGTATGAAACCAGACAACTCGTGGGAACAATTTAATGTTGCTCCTTGGATTGATACAACTTCAGTAGATTCAAATCAAGAAATACCATTGCCCAATTATTATGACTACGGTCGAGGTGATGCCGGCGGCTTCCTTTTTGGTTTGTTTCGCGGAGGCTATTATAAATTATCCGGATCCCAACAAGAAGCACATACCCAGGCAATTTGGACTGCTTTAAAAACAGCCGAATTAGGTCAGCGTGTGATATGGCGATTAGGCGATGTGGGTGGTTATGCGTTACCTGTGGCAACGTTCCCATCCAGTCAAGGACATTGTAGAAGAATACATGTCAGCATATTCAATTCAGGGGAGACACAAGCTATATCTAAAACTGCCTGTTACGAAAATAGTACTAGCAAGTGGGTATGGATTAGCGATAAATATTAGTTCTATGAAATATAAATTATCAGATAAACTTATTGCTTACATGGCTTTAGTCAGCGGATTAACTATATCCGCTGTTGCCATTTGGTACAGCGTGGCCGGCCTAGTATCTATCTTTAGTGCGGCAACTATTGCCATCATCGTTATGGGAGTTGCTCTCGAAGTTAGTAAGTTGATTGCTACTGTATGGCTTAAAATAAATTGGTCACGTGCTCCTGTGTTCATACGAACATATTTGCTTATTGCCATTGCGATTCTTATGCTGATTACCAGCATGGGTATTTTTGGATTCCTAAGTAAAGCACACAGTGATGCTGGTCTAGTTTCTGGAGATGTACAGGCAAAGATTGCTGTATATGACGAAAAGATTAAAACTGAACGGGAGAATATCGATGCCGCTCGTAAAGCACTTACTCAAATGGATGCGCAGGTTAATGAACGTCTTAGTCGTAGCACCGACGACCGTGGCGCAGAACGGGCAGTCCAAATCCGCAGACAACAACAAGCAGAACGAACTAGACTCCAAAACGATATTTCTAGGTCACAGAGTGCTATTGCTAAACTCAACGAAGACCGAGCTCCAATCGCCGCAGAAGTCCGCAAAGTCGAAGCCGAAGTTGGACCAATAAAATATATTGCATCGTTTATCTACGGCAGTAATCCAGATGCTAATTTATTAGAAAAAGCAGTTACATGGGTAATCGTAATTATCGTTGTGGTATTTGATCCACTAGCTGTTATCTTGTTGTTAGCTAGTCAATATAGTTTCCAGTGGTTCCGTAAATCTGAGGAAGAAGACCAATCGGAAGATGACGTTGAAGAATTTTTTACCAGAGGAAAACTAGTAGCTAGAGGATTAGATGCTGATGAGCAAGCTCGTCTTGCCGAGGAAGCCAATACTAAACTTTCTGAAATTGAAAAAGAAACAGATCTCGATGCTACATTGGCGTCAGTGGAAGATACTGATGTTGAGAAGCCACTAACTGCTGACTCTGAAAAAGTAATAGAAGAAATCCCGATCGAGCAATGGAATAAGATGATTGCTGAGGCCGAAAAAGCTGCAGAAGAAGAAAAAGAAAAAGAAGACCATGAAATTTTAGAAGAAGCTCATGAAACTGAAAAAGAAGCCATGCGCCTTTGGAAGGACGATAATCCCGAAGGATCTTTGAAACATCAAAGAAAACTTTTAGAACGTGGGGTTATTTCTGTATTGCCGTGGCATGCCCAATTAAAAGCTCAACCAGACTATACTGACAACGATGCTGCTGAAGAAGCAGCTAAATGGGCAATGGAGCAAGTTGAAAAGAAAAATGATTTAACCTATGTTGATAAAGAAGGAAAAAATCAAGTAGTTAAATCTGTATCCTACGAACAAAATGCTGAACAAAGTCCGAGCACTCTTTGGTCACGTATCAAAGATAAAAAAGGTTCCGATGAGCAATAAAGTTACTTTAATAACTACACCAGACGATATTGTTGTCGATGGTTTAAGAATACTTTTAGTTGGTTTGACATCAGCACAGTCTGCGTTATTTTCCGACGCTCTTAATAAATTTAACAGTATTCCAAATACCATAATTTACATATGGAATCAAAATGATGATCTACCTTGGTTGTTTGATAAAAAACATAAAAGTCAATTTATAATCTTTAATTCTGAAATGGATAATCAAGAATTGGTAGGTTATTTTTCCGCACAGGCCAAGAGTCATTATTTTGGAGTGTTGCGTAGTTTAGAGATAATTAATAATCGTGTCATACACGATTTAGACCAATTACTAATAATATTAAAGGAACAAATCCATTTTTATGAACAATCCAAATAAAGGTAAATTCATAGGCGCTACAGTCTTTGTTAAAGAAGGTGAGCCAATTGAACGAGCTCTTAGAAAATTTAAGAATAAAATCAGTGATTCCAAACTGCTAGAAACATTAAGAGCTAAAGAGTTCTATGAAAAGCCAACTACAGTCAGAAAAAGAAAAAAATCGGCTGCTAAAGCTCGCTGGAAAAAACAACTAAAAGATCAGCAATTACCTAAAAAAATGTATTGACATTTACTTGTAAATTTGTTACAATAGTATTTGTTAATATAGATATAGAAAGAATATAATGGCTAATACTGATCTAATGATCGATTTAGAAACACTTGACGTAACCCCAACCGCATCAATCTTAACTATTGGTGCGGTTCGTTTTGATCCTTTCGGTGATGATGTTAATGAACCCAAATGTGATAAGTTTTATGTAACAGTAGATCTTGACAGTTGTGATCGATTAGGACTTACTGTATCTGATTCTACTTTAGAATGGTGGGCAAGTCAAAGTAAAGAAGCACAAGAAGCAGCCTTTGATCCAACTGGTAGGATCGATATCGTAGATGCCTTCAATCAACTGTATAAATTTGCTTGGGGTGCTAAACGAGTATGGAGTCACGGTGCTAGTTTTGATGTACCTATTTGTGAAAATGTTTATAGGAAAATACAAAAAGCCATTCCGTGGCAGTTCTGGGAAGTTCGTTGTACCAGAACATTGTTCGACCTAGGCATCAATCCAAATCGTCCTCCTGTATTAAAACATCATGCACTTGAAGATGCGTGGAATCAAGCAGTAGGAGTTCAAAATGTGTTTAAAGCATTGAGAAGTTCTACAAAGTATGACGGTGGATTAATCACTCCGTTCTCTAACCAAAGGTAATAGTAATGCGTATTGAAGATGATATCAAGTTAGATTTTTCTGACGTGCTCATCCGTCCTAAGCGTTCGACATTGTCAAGTCGAAAAGAAGTAAATTTAAAACGATCCTACACATTTAAACACAGCGGATGGGAATACACTGGTGTTCCTATCATGGCTGCTAACATGGACGGTGTCGGAACGCTGGCTATGGCGACTGCGTTAAATGATCACAATCTTTTTACCTGTTTAACAAAAACCTACGACGAAGATGATCTAGGTGATACTATCGGAAAAATTAGTAAAAATAGTTTTGCTGTTAGTACAGGTACCGGCGATAAAGATTTTCAAAAATTACAAAGAATTATAAATGTTTATCCGGAAATACAATTTATTTGTATTGATGTAGCCAACGGCTACAGTGAGCATTTTGGTGACTATGTTGCTCGAGTACGTGCAGCATATCCAACAGCGACTATTATTGCTGGTAACGTTGTTACAGCAGACATGACACAGGAGTTAATTTTACGTGGCGCCGATATTGTTAAAGTGGGCATTGGCCCTGGTAGCGTTTGTACTACTCGTTTGCAAACTGGTGTGGGCTACCCACAGCTTAGTGCTATTATTGAATGTGCCGATGCCGCTCATGGTCTTGGCGGGCATATTATTGCTGATGGCGGATGTACTTGCCCTGGCGATGTTGCTAAAGCTTTCGGGGCTGGTGCGGACTTTGTAATGCTAGGTGGTATGTTAGCAGGACACGCCGAAGGCGGCGGAACAAAATATGAAGACTTTTCTTTTAATCCTAAGAAAATCTTTGTAGAATTTTACGGTATGAGCAGCGACACGGCTATGGATAAACATCATGGTGGTGTAGCAGACTATCGTAGCTCGGAAGGACGTACTGTTCGCATTCCCTACAAAGGGTATGTAAATGATACTGTATTAAATATCTTAGGCGGTTTAAGAAGCTCTTGTACGTATGTAGGTGCTCCAACTCTAAAGCAGTTGAGTAAATGTACTACATTTGTTAGAGTCAATAAACAGTTTAATGATGTTTATCTGAGATAAATATTTTTGTAAAACGCTTCGGGTTTTACATACGGGCAGTTGCCCAAATTACTCGCTTAACTAAGGAGAAAGATTATGAGTAAAATTATCGGTATCGATCTAGGTACCACAAATTCATGCGTAGCCGTTATTGAAAACGGTGTTTCTAAAGTAATTGAAAATTCTGAAGGAGCACGTACTACCCCTAGTATTGTTGCTTACACCCAAGATGAAATTCTAGTAGGTGCTTCAGCAAAACGCCAGTCAGTAACAAATCCCAAAAATACTATCTATGCCAGCAAGCGATTAATTGGTCGCAAGTTCAAAGAGGAAGCTGTACAAAAAGATATCAAATTGATGCCATATGAAATTATGGAATCTAAAAATGGAGATGCTTGGGTAAGAGCCCAAGGTAAAGAATTAGCACCTCCACAAATTTCCGCAGAAGTACTTCGCAAAATGAAGAAGACTGCTGAAGACTATCTTGGTCACGAAGTAACACAAGCGGTAATTACTGTACCTGCTTACTTCAATGACAGCCAACGGCAGGCAACCAAAGATGCGGGACAGATCGCAGGCCTAGAAGTGTTGCGTATTATCAACGAGCCTACAGCGGCAGCACTGGCATATGGTGTTGATAAGGCTGATAAGAAAGATCGCAAAGTTGCTGTCTATGACTTAGGTGGTGGTACATTTGACGTATCAATCATCGAGATTGCCAATGTAGATGGCGACAAACAAATTGAAGTATTATCGACAAACGGTGATACATTCCTGGGCGGTGAAGACTTTGACCAACGCATCATGGATCATTTAGTTGATGAGTTTAAGAAAGAAAATGGAATCGATCTTAAGAACGATGTGTTGGCATTACAACGTTTGAAAGATGCTGCTGAAAAAGCCAAAATTGAATTATCAAATTCTACACAAACAGAAGTAAATCTACCATATGTTACCGCTGATGCTAGTGGTCCTAAACACTTGGTTGTTAAATTAACTCGTGCTAAACTTGAATCGTTAGTAGATGAATTAATTCAACGTTCAATCGAGCCTTGTAAAATTGCTATGAAAGACGCAGGAGTAACTGCCGCAGACATTGACGAAGTTATCTTAGTTGGTGGGCAAACACGTATGCCTAAAGTACAAGAAGCAGTTGAAAAGATGTTTGGCAAAGCACCTCGAAGAGATGTGAATCCGGATGAAGCTGTTGCTGTTGGTGCCGCAGTTCAAGGTGCTGTGCTAGGTGGTGATCGTAATGACGTTCTATTGTTAGACGTTTCTCCGTTGAGTCTTGGTATTGAAACAATGGGCGGAGTATTTGCTAAACTAATTCAAAAGAATACAACAATCCCAACTAAGGCATCACAGACATTCTCAACAGCAGAAGATAATCAACCAGCTGTAACAATCAAAGTGTTCCAAGGCGAGCGTGAATTTTGCCAATACAATAAATTACTAGGTGAGTTTAATTTAGAAGGCATTGCTCCGGCTCGCCGAGGCATTCCACAGATTGAAGTTACCTTTGACGTAGATGCTAACGGCATTATGAATATTAGTGCTAAAGATAAATCTACAGGCAAAGAAAACAAAATCACTATCAAGTCAGACAGCGGGTTAAGCAAAGAGCAAATTGAACAAATGATTCAAGATGCCGAAGTCAATGCCGAAGCTGATAAAAAACTACGTGAATTAGTTGAAGCACGTAACTCAGCAGAGTCACAGATACATGCTGCTCGTTCGGACATGAAAGAAGTTGAAGATCAATTGTCTGATGAAGAAAAAACAAAAATCAATGAAGCAATTTCTGCGTTAGAAGAAGCAGCTAAAGGTGATGACAAAGAAGCTATCACTCAAAAGGCCAGTGACTTATATACTGCGATTGTTCCGATTGCTCAGGCAAAGAATAAACCAGAACAAGCATCCGCAGAACCAGAAATCATTGATGCTGAATTCAAAGAACAGAATTGACACAGACACAGAAATACGTTAAAATAAATTTATGCGGTGCTCAGGTGAGGCCGCAATAAATCTTGCTTATTAAGGAGAAATTAAAATGACACAAATGCAACGTTTTGACACCACTGCTCTAGCTAGAGCACTTGTAGGATTTGATCGCATGTTCGACGACATGGAACATAGATTTGCGAATCAAATCAACAACAACTATCCACCGCACAACATTATCAAAACTGGTGATAACGATTACCTTATTGAAGTTGCTGTGGCTGGATTTTCTAAGAATGAAATTGCTGTAGAGTTAGAAGACAATCATCTTACCATTAGAGGCGAAAGTCGAACTACATCATGGCCTACTGAGGCATACTTACATCGAGGTCTTGCTAGTCGAGATTTTGCTAAAGTATTCCCCTTAGCAGAACATATCAAAGTAAAAGGTGCTCAGATCGAAAACGGTATTTTAACAGTGATGTTAGAGCGTATCGTTCCAGAAGAGCTCAAACCTAGAGTAATCGAGGTTGTTGAGGTTAAGTAATAGTATAAACCCGGGGGAGGCAACTCCCCTTTATGGAGCATAAAATGAGTACAGCAGATGTTAAGATTGACGAAAAAGTTAAAGTAAATTTAGAGCCGCCAAAGATGTGGAAAGTGGTTCTACTAAATGATGATCACACACCAATGGAATTTGTCATTGAGCTGCTAACTGCTGTTTTCAGACATGAAGAAAAAGCAGCCCGAGATATTACTTTAGAAATTCACGAAACTGGTTCAGCTATTGCTGGAATTTATAGTTTTGAAATTGCCGAACAAAAAGGTGTCGAAAGCACTACATTGGCTCGAGAGCATGGATTTCCGTTACAAGTACAAGTAGAAGAAGAATAAACAACCGCCCTAGGGCGGTTTTTTAATCACAAATGCAAACAACAATAAAATTAATACGTAAATATCTCACAGGAGATTAAAATGAGCTTACGAGATTTAACTAAAGAAAAACACCACGATGCTGAACGAACTGAATTTGCTAAGACGTTGCTCAGTGGAAATATTACTAAAGAACAGTATTCCTGTTACCTGACACAGATGTTGGCAATATATGCTGTACTAGAACATCAAGCAGCATCACACGGACTATTTGACGAACTGCATGGCCTAGCAAGATGTAGAGCCATTTTTGATGATCTTAACGAATTAGCCGGTGGCGTAAATTATGCTATTCTGCCATCTACTAGAAATTATGTAGAATATCTAGAACAGTTAGATGATGCTAATCGAATCATGGCGCATCTGTATGTACGTCATATGGGCGATTTGTTTGGCGGCCAAATGATTGCCAAGCGTGTGCCAGGTAGTGGGAAATTCTATCAGTTTAACAACGAAGAACAATTAAAATCAACTATCCGTTCTAAGATAGATGATTCTATGGGTGACGAAGCCAATGTGGCATTTGAACACGCTATTGCTATTATGAAGGATCTAAATGAGTCAAGTCTGGAACACGTTGATACAAATTCAGCAATGCTTCGAGCAGAAGTTTAATGAAACAGGTGTTGAAACGATTGAACCAGGAATGGATCGTTTCAACCAGCCCGGTTGGGTTAATCGTGTATGGACTAGCGACAAGTATCGCAGGGCACACGTTGATGTTGTTGATGCTAGACTAACCAAAGGTCTATGGATGATGCATTGTTGCATCTTCCCGCACACACATAACCCTGCTCCAATTTACGGTTTTGATGTTATAGCTGGTAAGAATAAGATCACTGGCTGTTTCCACGATTATTCAAAAGCGGGTGATGCCGATCACCCTATGATGCAGTGGTTTGCTGACGAAGTTGCTAAACTAGAATGGCGCAAAGAACGAGCTCTACCAGAATGGGCCACTAACATATTCAGCAAGAGCATGGTAGCTGCTGCTAATGTCAGTGACGAAGAAGAACTAGAACAACTCACAGATCTAGCAAATACCACAATAGAACACTATCTTAGCACCGTAGCAGACACTAATAATACTGTAGCAGATACTACATTTGAACAGAATTATTACGCACAAAATCAAAAGTGCAATCCGCACACACCTAAAGTTATGGTTAGTTTAGGGCTCAGTGAAGACGATGTACAGCATTTTATCCAAGATTGCCTGTTCCCAGAAATCCGATAAATACTCTTATGAGAGCATTTGAATTCCTTATTGAAACAGCAGACCCGGTTTCTAGCATTGTTAAAAATCTAGAAATTGTGGCTAAAAAGACTGACGAAAATCCTGATTTATTAGATCAGGTAGAACCTGTCCTCGATCAGTTAGAACAGCAAATAGCTGAATTAGAAGCTAAAGCTAAACAACCAGCACAACAATCTCCAATCGGAGAAGACCAAGCAACTGACCTAAGGATTCAAAATTTAGAACAACGGATCAGCAATTTAAAAACTAAACTGCCAGCAGACGATCCTGATCTACTACAGATGGAAGCTGATTTAGTTAATCTATTAACAGAAATCGAAGCAGCCGAAAAGGATCAAGCGGCACAAGGATTTAATTTAGGAAAATCTTTAGCAGCTGATACAAAGACTGAAAGAACTAATAAAGCTAAAGAATTAGCTTCTAGATTAGGAAAGCAGCCTAGTTGGGCAAATAATTTAATCGGTGCCCTTAGTTTATATGAAGATCAATTAGAAAATGACTTTTTAGACTTGTGTATTGCTGGACAAGGACTAACACAGAATATTACCAGTGTTAATAAAATTAAGAAGTTTAATTTAAAAACAGCAATTAACCCAAAACTTTCTGGAATATTTAATAACAAAGAAGCATTTGAAGCGTTGTTATATTTGCCATTCGCTGAACAAAAAGCAGGATTTGGTGGCGGTGTAGGCCCAGGCGAAGCATTATTAGCCATGCTAATACCTAATGCCAAACGAGCCAATCCTGGAGATATCATAGTTGGCAAGGACACATGGGAAATCAAATCAGGTTCGTATTCTAGTCCTAGCAAAGGAAGCTCTGCTTGGTTAGATTCATCTCCAAACAAACTAACAGGACAGTCGTTACGTAAAGCATTTGATCAGTCGATCAGCAATTTTATAAAACCCTTGTTACAAAAATCTGTAACTGTAGATGGTACTAGACTTAGAGTTAGTCAAGCCCTTGAATTAGCAGATTTTAGATCACGTGCTTTTCCTTACTTAAAAGCGGTGTTTGCTTTACTACAAGATAAACAAAGAATTAAAGTATTAGACGATGTGTATTCTGAACTTTATCCTACTGTAAAGAAAGATGATGAAGCATTTTATGATGACATCTTAGTTAGATCATTAACTGCTATTGTTCAAGGCGATCACCAAATGTTAGCAAAATCGCAAGCCAAAGGCGGTATGGTTGAATATGCTTTAGGTAACTACAAATCTGCTAACTTTTTAATTTATAATTCAACAACACACGATATCCTTTCAATCAAAGGAAAGGACGGAATCGTGCAGTCGCTAGATAATTCAGCCAATAACTTATTAGCAACTACCGCCACAATGGGAAGATCTGCTAAAGCCAGTGCTGGAGTATTCCTACAAACTCAAGATCAATCCTTTTTGGATCAAACTTTTGGTTTTGAACGCAAACGCACAAAAACCACAAGATCAAAGACCTTTTAATCTAGAACAACTAAAAAGCTAACAGTTTATTCGCTCATATAATCAATAAATATTAATAAGGATTATACCCGGGAGCGAGTGAATGAAATATCTAAGATTGGCAATTTTCGTTGGCATTACCGCCATAACGAACACTTCTTTTGCCACAGAACTAGTACATCAATTCCAAAGCCCTGCCTTTATACCAGGCAACGGCTTTTCTTCTCACGTCTTATCTATTCATCAGTTAGAAGAAGCTAAAAAGAAAGAAATCAAGTCAGAAGAACTTGCAGCTATAGCCAAAGCAGAAACTGCCGCTAAGAGCACAAACTTGGCAAAATTCCTAGTGAACGTAGAAGCAAGAATATATGCTCAGTTATCTAAACAGCTAGCAGATCAGATGTTTTCTGAAACTAGTGGTGATAGTGGATCTATGAACTTTCAGGGAACTAACATCAGTTGGGTTAAATCTAGTTCGGACGTAACCTTAACTATTATCGAAGCCAACGGTGGCCGCACAGAAATTACTGTACCTATAGCGAGCTTTGCATTTTAATGAATCGTTTTTTATTAATATTAATGGTATTCGTGCTCTCAGGATGCGCCCATATACATATGGAAGGGGCCAAGGAAGAACCAGTAGCATTAAAACCAAAAGAAAGTCTAATCGAAAAACTTCCTGATCTCGACGGTCCTCCAATCACGATAGCAGTGTATGGTTTCACTGACAAGACTGGACAAATGAAACCTAATGATAGATTGGCTGTATTTTCAAAAGCAGTAACACAGGGTGCTGAAGTGTTTTTAATTAAATCACTGCAGGACTCAAAGAATTGGTTTAAAGTAGTTGAACGTGTTGGCTTAGACAATCTAATCAAAGAACGTCAGTTGATACGCAACCAACGTGAAGTATATGAAGGTAAAGATGCAAAGCCATTGAGACCCATGACTGTAGCAGGTGTTATGATTGAAGGTGGCATCATCGGCTATGATAGTAATATTAGAAGTGGTGGTAACGGTGCTCGTTTCTTAGGCATCGGTGGAAGCCAACAATATCGTGTAGATGAAATTGTTATATCTATGAGATTGGTCAGTATCAACAGCGGAGAAGTACTAATAACTAATGCTGTTAGTAAAACAATCTATAGCACACAACACAACGTGGGTGTTTTACGATTCGTTGATGCTGGAACCAAAGCATTAGAATTAGAAAATGGCATGGCTTTAAATGAGCCTACTACTTATGCTGTTCGTATCGCAATCGAACAAGCAGTTTATGATATGATTGTTGAGGGTGAAAAGAAAGGCATGTGGAGATACAAGAAACCTGCGTCGGCGGCTCGGCCAGAAGAAGTCAAAGTAGAGGAGAAAAAAGATGTCGTGGTTCAACCACAAACCTCACAAACACCCCAAAGAGCTCCAGAGCCCGTATCGGTCACACCGATCGAGCCCAACAACGGAAAAAATATTGAAACAAACAAAATTGAAAGTAAAACAACTGAGCAGAGGCAAGAAGCAGAGGCAAACTTAAAACCGATAATATCAAATCCAGAATTAAAATCAAATGTAAATTTATTCGGTTACAGGTACTTAGGTCTAGACACGTTTGTTTATAAAGACGCAAGCGAAAAAAGCCAACGTACTTGGTTGTTAAAAAGAGGAACAAGGATGACCATTCTAAGTCCTGGACCAGAAGGATGGCATTTTGTAAAAGACGACGAGAATCGTAAAGGGTATGTGAAATCCAACGTGCTTTTGGACCACAAACCATAATGAGACAAGCATAGGAGAAATTTTTACAAAACTAAAATATGGATGCACTAATAAACATAACTTGCATCTGGAGCGATTAAAATGAAAAAACGAATCAAAGGCGGTGGCGGGTTGTCGAGAAAATTACTCGCAATTCTAATGACATCTGGGATGATGTCGTCGGGAGCATTGGCCAACGATGTTTATGTAGAACAAATTGGTGATAATACATCAGTTTCTATTACACAAACAGGCGCTGGAAACTTGGTTAATGGAAACGTTGGAGGCACTGGGTCAAATGACGATGCTGCTATAATTCGTGGTGACCTCAATAACGTAACCATTAGTCAGATTGGTGCTAGTAATACCATTAGCATGATTATCAATAACGAAACCAGCGGTACTGGTTCAACTGTGGTAGTGTCGGCGGACGGTAGCAATAACAATCAAACTATCGGTTGTGGAACAGCATTAAGTTCAACTTGTAACGCTAGCATTATTAGATCAGAAATTTCAGGTAATAACAACAATACAGTACAGACGTTGAGTGGTGGTGTTGTTCAAAGTAAAATTGCCATTAATGGAAACTATAATAACGTAACGCACATAGCATCAGGTGCCGGGGCGCATAATGGTGAAATTACAGTTTCAGGTAGCGGTACTTCTGGATCGCCAACTGGGATAACATTAACACAGAGTGGAGCATCAGCTAAAAATGCAGTTATCACTAGCAACGGTTCTAGCAATACTATTTCTGTTACTCAGTCCGATCAATAACAGCTATGCCGGCATTGGCAAAGTTACAGAACAGACTGGTCCTACAGAAATAATAAGGAATAAAAAAAGTATTCCTTCGAGCTTGAACACGGGCGTAGAAATGAACGATGCAATCACTACGGCTAAAGCTAAAGCAACACTGACATTTGAAGATTCAACTACGGTTAAGATCACAGAACAAAGCAAGTTAATCATAGATGATTTTGTCTATGATCCGAAGAAAGGTTCGGGTAAATTGGCCTTAAACATGGCGCTGGGAACAGCTCGTTATGCTAGTGGGCAGATTGCTAAAAACAATCCCCAGCAGGTAGCGATTAAGACACCGACTGCTAGTATTGCCGTGCGTGGTACAGACTTTTCAATGACAGTAGATGAGTTAGGAAGAAGCTTAATCATGCTTCTTCCTAGTTGCGATAACAAAGGTTGTGTCACAGGAGCTATCGAGGTTAGTAATCTAGCCGGGGTGGTTTTACTCGATGTACCATATCAGGCTACATTAGTAAATTCTCAAAACACTCCACCAAGTACTCCTACTGTAATAAAGATCGATCAGGCCAATATCAACAATATGTTGATTATCAGCAAGCCTCCGGAAGTTACCGATGACAGCAAGGCAGGAGTGAATAAAGATAAAAATGTTTTAGATTTTAATGAGTTAGATGTTGATCTATTAAAATACGCAGCATTAGACGAAAATAAATTAGAAGACAATCGAGCATTAGATAGAAATGATTTGAACACAGACCTTTTAGCATTCAACGAATTAAATGAATTAGATAGACAAAACGCTAGTCTATTAAGTAATGAATTAGATAATCCTATACTTCCAGGATATTCAGCAAATAAATCTTTAGGCTTATTGTATTACTTTAATGATGATCAAACTAAAGTAACATTATATAAATCAGGCACACATAATGCGACAGCAACATTTGATACAACTAAAAATGTAACATATACATTAAACCAAAATGGGCAGACTATTATTCAAAATGTGAATAAAGGCTCAACTAGTACAGTGACTATCAATCAGAATTAACCTATAGTTTAATATAGAGCGAAACGACTCTAAATACAAGTACATTCACCCGGGAGCGAAATCGGAAATGAAAAAAACAATAATAGCCGCCACGGTTGCGGCTCTAATGTCCGCCAGTGCCTTTGCACAGTGGGCAGACTCAAATATGGGATTTGAAAGTGGTAACACTTCAGGATGGACCATTAGTAATCAAGGTACAATGACCGGCACTATTACACAAAACGGATCAGGTGCAAGTCTTATAACAGGTAGCCCTGGTACTGTTACGTTTAACGCTGGATCACATCCAGGTGCCGGCCAATCAGGCAGTGCGTATTATCAACCTCCCGTTAGTTCTGCTACTTGGCAATTTAGTGCTTACGGCAACAGTATGTTAGCATTACAGCCTGGGCCTAGTAATCAATGGAATACTGTTGGAACTACACTGGGACTAACTTCATCTCAGATCACTAGTTTAAGTGCTTTATTACAACAGCAGGCTCAGACCAGCGGCTTCGGCAGCGGCAGTATCACTAACTCTGCTTTTGTTCATAGAACAGTAACGTTAACAGCAGGCACAACTTATCAATTGGCTTGGAACTACATTGGTACAGACTACGTACCGTTTAATGATGGTAGTATCACAACATTAGTA